CCCTGCTGGAGAAAACCGCAGACGATGTCGAAGACCTTATATCTTCCTGATCATGTCGCGCAGAAAATTCAGAAGGACCGGGATGCCGCTGCAAAAGCGGAAGACGGACCTTCGGTAGAAAGCGCGTATGTGGATTCCAAGGAACGCGTGCTGGACCCCAGCCTCCTTGAGAAACCCTTGCTTGAACGCCTTCCGCAACCCACAGGGTGGCGGATTTTAGTTATGCCCTACCAGGGAACTGCAAAGACCACTGGTGGGTTGTACATCCCCGATGAAGTTCGGGAACGAGAAGCGGTGGCCACGGTTGTGGCTTACGTTCTCAAGGTGGGCCCGCTGGCCTACAAAGATCCAAACAAATTTGGCCCGGACTCTGATCCGTGGTGCAAGGAAGGTCAGTGGGTAGCCATTGGCCGTTACTCGGGTTCCCGTTTCAAGATCGACGGCGGCGAAGTTCGCATCATTAACGATGACGAAGTAATCGCCACGCTCTTGGAACCCACGGACATCCGTCAGGTCTAGGAGGCAGAACATGTCAGATGAAGTACAAGAAGCCCTGGACGACGAAGACACCGGCGTTGAGGTAGAGATTGATGGCGACGACGGCGGTTCTGATGAACCGCGTCAAGGCCGCCAAGAAGCGGGTGGCGACGAAGAGCTGGAAAGCTACAGCAAGAACGTCCAGAACCGCATCAAGAAGCTGACGGAAAAATACCGTAAAGAGGAGCGTGACCGCGAGGAAGCAACCCGCATAGCGCAGCAGCTCTTGAACGAAAATCAGCAGCTGAAGACTCGCATGCAGTCCTTGGACCGTGGGTATCTGACGGAGTATGGGTCGCGCTTGGAAGCGCAAGCGGCGCAGCTGAAAAAAACATACCGCGAAGCGTATGACGCAGGCGATGCAGACAAGATGCTAGAAGCCCAAGAGGGCATGGCCCGGCTTACTGTTGAGCAGGAGCGCCTTCGGGTGGCTAAACAGCGGCAGGAGATAGCTCAGCGTCAGACAGCTCAGTATGCCCAGCAGCCACAGCAGCCGGTACAACAACAGCCTGCACCCCAAGCCAAGCCTGATCCCAAAGCCCAGTCCTGGGCGGAAAAGAACGAGTGGTTTGGGACTGACGAAGTAATGACCTATGCGGCGTTTGGGATTCACCGCAAACTTGTCGAAGAAGAGGGCTTTGACCCGACGAGCGATGAGTACTATACTGAGGTCGATCGGCGGATGCGTTCGGAGTTCCCGAACAAGTTCGCTGCCAAGAAATCGGGTGGAGCACAGGTCGCCTCTGCTGGCGCTTCAGCATCCCGCAGTACAGCAAAACAGGGGCGCAGGTCGGTGAAGCTGACACCTTCGCAGATCGCTATGGCAAAGCGGCTAAATGTGCCGCTTGAAGAATATGCCAAGTATGTGAAGGAGTGATCACATGGCCGACAACCGTACCCCGCGCGCAAGCGCAACACGCGAAAAAGAAACGCGCCGTAAACCTTGGGCACCGCCCAGCCGCCTAGATGCTCCGCCCCCGCCTGACGGGTACGTGCATCGTTGGATTCGAGTCGCAATGCGTGGCGAGGATGATAAGACGAACGTCTTTACCAAGCTGCGTGAAGGATGGGAACCTGTCCGCGCTGACGAGTATCCTGATTACGAAGCCCCCGTCATCGATGACGGGAAGTATGCTGGCGTAATCGGCAACGGTGGCTTGATGCTGTGCCGTATACCTGTCGAAACTGCTAACGAAAGATCCGCGTATTACGGGACCCGGACCCGCGAACAAATGCAGGCTGTCGACCAGGACCTGATGAAGGAGCAACATCCTTCAATGCCGATCTCTAATAGTCGGCAAAGTCGTGTCTCGTTCGGTGGACGTGGTTCCTCCGAATAAACTGAAAGCTAAAGGAGCTGAAAAATGGCCAACGTAAATGGCGCATTCGGTCTTCGTCCCATCGGCAAGATGGGTCAGAACACCAACAGCACCGGTGCTACCGAGTATCGTATTGCAGCAGGCAACACGAACGCGATCTATCAGGGCTCTCCTGTCATCCCTCTGGCTGCCGGTGTCATTGACATCGTAGGCGCAGCTGCGGGCGGCACTGTAGGTCTGCTAGGTGTGTTCTGGGGCTGCGAATACGTTTCCTCGACCACTGGTAAAACCGTCTGGTCCAACTACTGGCCCGGTTCGGGTGCTGATACGAACTTCCCCGTTAAGGCATATGTCTATGACGATCCCGCACAACTGTTCGTGATCGCCACCGGCAACGTGACCGCTTCGTGGGATACTGAAGCTGAGCTGCGTGCTGCGATCTTCTCGAACGCAAACTTCGGCACTGCCACTTCGGGTTCGACCACCACTGGTATTTCGTCCGGTTACCTGGACACCAATACCATCGCCACCACCAACACCCTGAACCTGCGCATTATGGGCATTCAGGAAGATCCGGAGAACTCGGATTTCACCGTTGCTGGTATTCCTGTAATCGTTCGTTTGAACAACCACTTCAACTCGCCAAACGGCGCGATTGCTGGTGGCACTGTTTCGACGACCGGCGTCTAAGGAGGGCTAACACATGGCTATCTCGCGCGCACAACTCGCGAAAGAGCTGGAGCCGGGTCTTAACGCCCTCTTCGGCATGGAGTATGCTCGGTACGAAAACCAGCACTCCGAAATCTACACCACCGAGTCCTCAGATCGTGCATTTGAGGAGGAGGTTATGCTATCCGGCTTCGGCGCAGCGCCGACCAAGTCGGAAGGTTCGAGCATCAACTACGATGACGCGAACGAAGCATACACTGCTCGGTACAACCACGAAACCATCGCGCTTGCCTTCTCGATCACCGAGGAAGCAATCGAGGACAACCTGTACGACCGCCTAGGCAGCCGCTACACCCGTGCCCTCGCCCGCTCGATGGCTCACACCAAGCAGGTTAAAGCTGCTGCTGTGCTGAACAACGCCTTCACCGGCGGTGCTTCGGCAGGTGGTGACGGCAAAGCTCTGTGTGCAACTGACCACCCGCTGACCAGCGGTGGCACTTTTGCCAACGAGCCCAGCGTTGCCGCTGACCTGAACGAAACCTCGCTGGAAGACGCCCTGATCTCGATCGCCGGCTTCGTTGACGAGCGTGGTCTGAAAGTTGCCCTACGTGGTATGAAACTGATCATCCCCCGCCAGCTGCAGTTTGTTGCTGAGCGTCTGATGGTTTCGAACCTGCGTGTCGGCACTGCAGACAACGACATCAACGCGCTGCGTTCGATGGGCATGCTGCCTGAAGGTTACACTGTCAACGACTTCCTGACCGATCCCGACGCATGGTTTGTTAAAACCGATGCGCCTCGTGGCTTCGTTCACTTCGAGCGCACTCCGCTGTCGACGAACATGGAAGCTGACTTTGACACCGGCAACATGCGCTTCAAGGCGCGTGAGCGTTACAGCTTCGGCTTTTCGGACCCCCGCGCGGTGTTCGGTTCGCCGGGCGCAGCATAAGCCTACTACTCCTCCCTGTGGCTTATCGACTGGGGCGGTCTTCGGATCGCCCCTTTCTTTTTCTACAGGCCTCCTGTATGCTTTCGGTATCCCTGACAGTCGCATGGTGCGGCTGACACTAGCCACGACAGGAGACCTCCATGGCTAATACCACTTTCAATGGGCCAGTCCGTTCGGAGAATGGCTTTCAATCCATTACCAAAAACGCGACCACTGGCGCCGTAACCGTCAACGCGACCCTGGGTGCAGCAACCTCGGTTACCAGCGTAACTGTGTCGGATTTCGTAGCACTTACCGCAATCACCACTGCAGAGCTTCCCGCTGCCGCTGCTGGTAACGCAGGGCAAGTTCGCTTGATCAGCGACAACGGTGCTGGCGACAACGAGTACTGCCTTGTTATTTCGACTGGAGCTGCTTGGGTAACTGCTGTCGGCGCGGCACTTAGCTAAGGAGCGCTGATATGGCCAGTTCTGATATCAAGGCCAAACGGCTGACGGGCACCGGCGCTGTAAGCGTCGGTCGCGCTCGTATTCGCCAGCTGCAGGTAACTGTTGGCGCAGGTGCTGGCCGTTTGACCATTACTGACGGCGATGGTGGTGCAACGATTTTGGATTTGGATTTTGCGGCAAGCGACACCCACTCGGTGAACATCCCATCGGATGGCGTGCTGTCGACTTCTGACCCCTACATCTCGGCTGCAACCAACATCACTGCGATCACCTTCTTCTATTCGTAGGAGAGGTCATGGCATACGAGATCCGTTCCATATCACAGGTCGGAACCTCGGAGCCGTTTGAGCTTCAGGTGGCCAGGGGGCAAATCCCTGGCCATAAAACTGTGTTTAAATTTGGCTACAACAGCGATGTTGGAG